ATGATCACAGTATTGCCTACACTGTATACTCCATCCACAGTATCCTTCATCCTCACATAGGTCACTGTCAGGGTACCTAGTATGCCTGATGTGGCCATCGAATTGATAGTAGTAGTCACATTGGTAAGATCACTGGTAAACGGTATACCAACTGCTGCTCCTAGCAGGTCGGTTATAACCAATGTACCATTCGGCCCACTTCCTGTGGCATAGATACTGTTATAGTACGCAGCCACCGATACTGGTACTGCTTCTTGTAATGCAGATATTGCCGGAAGGTCTCTGGTGGTCTCCATATTGCTGAACGCCGCAGCCAACTGAGCCAATAACAAGGTACTGATATTTTTGATCTGTTGTAGACTAACTTGGATGGCTTTGTTGGCCAATGCTTGGTCTGATGGTATTATCCTACTGAGACGCTCATAGGTAATAGTATTTGGTCCGGACAACAATAACACATATTGTGGCAAATAGATCAATAATTTTGAATTCACAACTCCTTGGCTATTGTCGTAGATAGCTCGTAATACCGAGGTGGCATCTTGATTGTAAGTTCTTACTGTGAGGCTAGGAAAGCTGTTGGGGAAAATCTTCACAGGATTCAAAAGATCTGCCATGGTCGTGATGTTTGCAGTAGTCACCCCAAATATAACCAACACCTGTTCTAGGTCAGTGCCTGTGATATTCTGCATGCCGATGTATGCTAATCGTTGCACATTGATATCCACATTGATATTAGGGTCGATAAGATTGCCGATGCTGGCTTCATCTAACCCTGCTTGAGTTAAGGCAGTTGACAGTGCCGGGGTGAGATTGGTCAGTGTGATTAACTGTCGGAGCAATGCGGCTGGAGAACCAAAGTTTCCTAGATTGTTGAGATCAATTAACTGCCCTAGTTTGGTCAGGTCGGCACCAAATGTTCCCATGGCCAATGTGGTATCGCTGAGGTTACCGGTAATCAAACTGTTCATGGTAGTGAAAGTAGATCCAAGATATGTCTGGCTGTTAATGCTGGTATTGATGTAATCGTTTGTGGTGGACACATAACCTTGGGCAGCGGAAAATACCTGTGCAAACACTGTGATATTTCCATTGCCGAGATAACTACTGCCTTGTGACGACACCACACCTGTGAATCCTGATAATGCGTTGGTTCCTAAACTGGAATAGGCTGTTGGTGTGTTATCGGCCAAGGCTGGCACGGTTCCAGAACAGAATGTAACCATGCTACTCAATGTGGCATTACTAATGTTTGCTGCGGTATTAGAATAAGCGGCATTCACAGCAGAAAAATAACTCGAGATCAGAGTAGTGCCTGTGTAACTCCCAACGGCCGCTGTCCATGTGTTGGCTAGACTTACACCACCATTATTGCTGAGTGTGGCACCGGCAATCATCTGTAAAGGTGTTAGTACACTTGTGGCCATGAGTTATCCTGCAAAAACAGTGGGACTTCCTGTAGCTACAAAAGTGCAACCAGCAAGACTATCACCCACACGGGCCACAGGCTTTAAATTAACAAACACTGTGGCACTTCCACTAGCGATCGGAGCAACATGAGGACTACAAGGCGGATTGCCTGGTCCTGGCTTTAGATGTGGGGTGCTGATATCCCCGAGCCCAGACAGGGGTTTTAAATTCACAAATACTGTAGGACTGCCTTGGGCAATGCTAAATCCACTGCAATGCGGAACTCCTTGATCACCTAATCTCGCTACCGGTCGCATACGCTTTCTCCATAAGTCTATTAAAGAGACCTAGCCATGAATCAATTTCTTCGTGCTGCTGTTCAGTATGCGGCTCGGGGGGTATCTCCGGAAGAAATTCTATCACATGGTCTAGATCATCTGGGATATCTTCATAGCGATCGTATGCTTCAAGCACATCATTTCGCATGATCACAAATTTATGTCCCATGCTTTATTTATGGGGACAAAATGTCAGACTAGCTGGATGCTAGTGGTGCTTTGCATGTACTGATCGGCAAATGCTTTATCACTGGCCACTGCTACAGTTACTGTAGCTTTGCTGAGAGAGATATCTTTATCGGGCGAAACAGTAAACAAATAGGGCATGAGTCCTGGACCTTTTGCGCCCATAGCAATGACCATTGGTTTTGAAAGTTTGTAGTGAGTGGCAGTTTCTTCATTGAGTCTGGCCACCAGTTCCTCACCTGATGTGAGTTTGAATGTGACCACTTCATTGGCGCTAACGCCTTTGTCTATTAACATGATTTATACTTTCTTTTGTATTAGGTATTGATAATTTATTGCGATAATATTGATGGTAGGTAAAAACATGTTCACAAATGCATCAATTGACATTTTTCCTCTGTCCAACACATCTGGTAAATGATCCCACAAATAGTCATCAAACAACATGAGGCCACCTGGTTTGAGCAATCCAAAACACATACAAGCATCGGCTAATGTAGCATCTGCTTGATGGTTACCATCAACATAGATAAAATCGTATTTCTTTCTCTGCGTTATAAGATCGGCCAATGAGTAATAGCTTGGTCCTCGCATGACATTTATTGTTTGATTAGGCTTTTTTGCTTCACCCACATTGGCCTGGAACCGGCGCCATACATCCTCATCAACTGAGTAAGTTTCATCTCTAAACGGATTGATATGATGGTTGGCAAAAGGATCAACACAAGTGATCGTGCCGGAATCCGACAGCAAGTTTTCTAAGGTCCAACAAGTGCTACGGCCTTCATGACTACCAATTTCTAGTATATTGTCAAGATACCCTAGTTGAGGTCGATGATGTCCTATTTGATTCTCCGAGGCGGCTTGCTTGACCGTCGTGAAGTTACCAATAGCATAACTAAACCAATCTGATGTAAATTCTGGCATTTTAATCTCCGTATCCGCCGGCGGTTTCTTCGATGTATTTTCTCAGTTCTGTAAACCCGCCAACATGATTGTTGTTCACAAAAATCTGTGGTACTGTTCTTGCTGTGGGCACTGCTTCCAACAAGTCTTCTCGGGTGTATCCATGCCCGATTTTCTTTTCTTCATATGCGATATTGCGTTGCTCTAATAGAGCTTTGGCTTGATCGCAGAAAGTGCAGTTGTCTTTGCTCCAGACTATGGCTGTCATTTTGTTCTCCTTTAAACTTCAAAAACTATCTTGATATTCCCATCCAGACTATCGCTGAGTCCGATGTGGTTTATATATACATCGTCGATTCCTAAAATCTCATCTTTGATCATGTCAGATACTTGGCTGAAATCTCTAGTTGCGTATGTTTCAATTGATGGCCAATCAGGACCTGCACAATTATAATAATGTCTTTCAAATGTTGGCAATATATCTGCAGCAATGATACGATAGTTCAACTTCTCAAGTTCCTTCTTGATATAACAATAATAATCAAAAATAGTCACCGGGCGGCTGAGATCAAATATCTTGGCAAACTCATGCGGTTCAGTGCGATTTACTAATCTACCTAGGTTGGTAGCAAAAAATCCTCGGCCGCCGGGCTTGATTATTTTACCAAACTGATTTATTCGATCTACAAATTTCAATAACGAAACATGATGGATGGACTGTATAGCCATAGCACAGTCATATTCTCCAATGTGTTGCTCAACAAATTCATCATTGAAATATCCATGAATGTCGGCTGCTTCGCACATAGGATCTAATCCCATAATCTGTGGCACATATTTCTTCAAAAGGTTATCTCCGCATCCTACATCTAATATGATTTCGGGATTGATTTCTAATAATAATCCAATATAGTAAAAGCTACTGTATACACATATACCCTGATCACGAAGTACGGTTCTAGGGGGTTTATATGTATCGTCTTTTTTTAGATCAGGTATGTCTGTGACTTCCGAGTACAATGTTGAATAATCTTCGACTAACTGTTGATAGATTCCTGATTTAGAAAATTCTTGAGAGAACCGATCTTTATCAAATCTTTTGTATTCCATAGTGGATTACTTATAGCGAGGGTAGTGCATCGTAATTTAATTCTTCGCTCATGACGCCGATAACATAGTTAGTTGATTCATTCTCTTGAAGTGCAGTTTGTTTCTTGGATGTGTCCGAATGCTTGTTGAACCAAGGAATAGGTGTGGTTCTAGGCGCTGGGGATTGATACTTGATGCCGATATCTTTGAGTGCCCCTACTGCTGTGTAATCCACAAAGTCTTTGAGGATATTAGCATTGAGTCCGATCACTGGTCCACGGTTAAACAAATAGTCGGCCCAGGATTTTTCTTCACGGATCACATCCTGGTACAACTGATAAACCTCGGCTTCGCATTCTGCCTTGGCTTCGGCAAAGCGTGGATCTTCTTTGACCACTTGGTTGATCATAAACGCTGTCCACTCTTTGTGTAACAATTCATCTTGTAAGATCAAGCTGATGATATTGCCATTGCCGATAAAGATCTTGTTCTCAACCATGGCCAGACTAGTGGCGAATGATACCATGAAGCGGAAGGCTTCCAATGCATAACTAGCATGCAGTGCCATCCATATAGCTCGGATATGACTAGATTCACTCACTGTCTTTGGATTGATCTCTTTGAAGCAGTTCAGTTCGTGTAGTTTGTCATAGTAATCGCCCACACTACTTGCCATATCCACAATCTCTTGTGTGTCATGGATGGTATTGAACACTTCCTTGGGCACATTGTAGATGTTGCGTATGATGTGGCTGTAACTGCGACTATGGATGTTGGTCTCAAAGAAACTCCAGTTATACATCAGGGCTTCTAGTTCAGGCAGACTCACACAAGGTGTGAATACCTGTGCTGGGCCACGGCCTTGCAAACTATCCAGGGCCGTTTGGCGTAGTAGATTGCTGGTGAAGATATGTTTCACAGCATCACTCGCATCTTTGAAGTCGTTAGCATCTTTGCTGAGACTGATCTCTTCAGGAACCCAAAAGAAACCACGGGCGGTCTGCTCGATCTTTTGTATCTTGTTGTATTTGACTTCTTCAAATCGTTGAATAGTCACAGGGCCTTCTGGATCCAAGAACATCTTGCGACTGAGATAATCAGTCTTTGTGGTTAGGTTGTATTGTTGTTTGCTCATAATTTGCATGCCTCGCAGGATTCCTCATTATTAAAGTCTATGGGCATTAGTGGTGCATCTTCTGCTACCTCTTTGCTGCCTTGCTTGTTGATAAGGCTGTAATAAAAAGTTTTCAATCCCCACACATGTGATTGCATGAGATTCCGAGCGATCAGTGTGGTAGGTACTTTGCGATCCGCAAAGTGTGCAGGATTGTAGAATGTGTTTGTACTGATACTCTGATCCACATACGCTGCAATCACTGCTGCTGTTTTGAGATAGCCGTCGCAGTCCTTTTGTTCCCACATCATCTGATATTTGTTTTTTAACTTGTGATATTCGGGAACCACCTGCACAAAACTACCTGCCTTACTTTCTTTCACACTGATCAGACTCATGGGCATTTCAATACCATTGGTTGAGTTGATCACTACTGAACTGGATTCCACTGGTGCTACTGCCATCTGTGTGGCATTGCGAACACCATGTGTTTTCATGTTGGTGCGTAAGGTTTCCCAATCCAGTTCCGGAGCAAAGTCTGCAAGTTCATTCACACCACGGGCTCGTAGTTCCCAAGGAAACACGCCTTGGCCGTATCGTGTGTGTTTGCTGCCTAACCATGCACCCCGTTCT